CATCCAACTCTAAAATATAGTTGTGTTTTATCTGAACCACTTTCATGTAATAATATTGATTTAAAGTGTAATGGGATTGTTTCGGTATCGCCAGTTGTTACAACAATTAAGAGTAGTGCGTTTGCTAGTTGTTCAAATCTAACCCAGATAACAATTCCATCTTCGGTGAAAACTATTGGAGCTTCTGCGTTTTATTCTTCAGGATTGAACAAAATTACTTTTTCTCCAAATTCCACACTTACAAGTATAGGTATGTCGGCGTTTCAGTCTTGTTTGAGTTTGACCCAGATAAAAATTCCATCCTCGGTTACCAGTATTGGGGATTATGCGTTTTTTTATTCAGGATTGACCCAAGTTACTATTTCTCCAAATTCCACACTTACCAGTATTGGTAATGGCGCATTTCAGTTTTGTTCGAATCTGACCCAGATCACAATTCCATCCTCGGTTACCACTATTGGGGATGCTGCGTTTGCCGATTGTTCAAGTCTAACCCAGATAACAATTCCATACTCGGTTACATATATTGGGGATAATGTGTTTCAAAACTCACCCCGTGTAGCTTATAAATTTACAGGAGGATGTAATAATAATCTTAATGTTAATAATAATAATAATATAATATGTCAAAAAAGTCAATTATCAAGTAATGAATAGATAGCTTGTATAAAGATTTACAAGGGTGTAATAAATAAAAAGTATTCCGTTTTTGTCCAACCACACTTTTTTACCTATATTTTTGCGAAAATACATTTTCTCAAAAAGACCTTAAAAACAATAATATAGTTTAATATATTTATCAAACTATATAAATTACACACAATATATGTCAAGTCAAGTGGATACAAATATAAACAATTATACAGTAGAAGAACTATTGACTATTTTGGACATTGACCAACCCACTCAAGAAAATGTCATAGAGAAAACCAATCAATATATTGATAAGTTCGACGCCGAAAATAATGAAGAAATGGCAAATTTCTTCGGTGAAATGCAAGATAGTTTACTGGAATACGTCCAACAGTTGAATAGTCCTAACGCACCCCCTGCCAGTTTAGCGTCAGCGAATGAACAAGTTGAAAACTGGTATCAATCCAGTGGTGCACTCAAACAGTCCGACTCGGTTCAAACGGATAAAATAACGGATCGAAAACAGAAAATAGACATTTTCAGTGGAAACCATGTCCCTATGTCGAGAGAACAACTGGGTGTCAATAACACATATAACGTAGAAGTGGCGCAAGATAAACTCAACCCGAACTTGAAAAACATCACATCTAGATTCATTAACTTGGATAGTCAGTTTCGACAAGCAACAACGGGTCCCGAGTCGAGTTCAACCGATTATACCTTGGACTTATCCGAACCCCTGAATAATACACTCTCCTTACGTCTTTATTCCGTTCAAATTCCTCTGGCGTGGTATGCGGTAGATGCGAATTATGGCGCGAACTGTTTCTGGATTATATTCAACAATGACATTAACAACGCACTGAATATATCAATAGAACCAGGTAACTATAGTTCCAGCGATTTTGTAAATGCGCTGAATTATGGAACAACGGCGTTTTCGGACCCGAGTTTCAACTTTCCAAACCCAATTTCATCAAGTTACCCAGTTTCTTATAGTTCCAACACGGGGAAGATAACGATGAACTTATATGGCGCCACATATGGAACAGAGACGATTGATACCACAACACAAGTGCTTTTTTTCGATTTAGATGGGAATCTTCAGTGTGGTCAAGGGTCGGGTAAGTGTAATCAGGCCAATAACATCAATCAAACCTTGGGTTGGATTATGGGGTATCGTGACCCCTATATGTATGTTGATGTATCTGGAAATAAGGCCAACGCAATATTGAACTTATATGGTCCCAAGTATTTGATATTGGCAATTGATGACTATAACCAGAATCATATCAATAATGGATTGATTTCTATTACGGAGTTATCAAAAAATGTGAAATTACCGAGTTATTATGTTCCATCAATGCCATATTATTGTCCAGATGAAGTATTGAATACCACTGCCGCCTCTGACTTATCCAATAATATTTTTCTGATAGAAGGAAATGGACTTTTACAAATGGAAAAAATGAATATAAGTTATAAGAAAATACCGCAGATTTTACCATCTGCCCCGAGAACATTGACTCAGGCGCAAATTTATTCCATCAATGAAATCAAGAAGAATAATGAGAGAAATACGAACTATCGCAGTCGCGCACCAACTACAACAGATACCTTTGCTCTTATACCGATAAAACGCGGGACATCAAGTAGCGTGGGAGATGTTTATGTGGAATTCGGTGGTTCTATGCAAGATAATAAACGAGTTTATTTCGGTCCTGTGAATATAGACCGAATGCGAGTAAAGTTACTGGATGATAAAGGAAATGTCTTGAATATGAACGGAGCAGATTGGTCGTGTACGTTGATTGCTGAAATTTTGTATCAATACTAGTAGGGGAACCTAGGTTCCCCTATGACCCCTCCTGTTGACTTAATAAACGCTCCTGGTAAATAAGATATTAAGTATAAGTATGATAATACTTGATATTATTGGATATTTGGGACCCCAAATTTTGTGTTTTTTATCCATTATTTTATTATTCAAAAAATGGAATACTTTATCTCTCTATTTGGTGGGGTACTTTTCCAATATTGTGTTGACTTATATATTGAAAGGAATTATACAAGAACCTAGACCTACAGAAGATAAAAAATTATTCAATATAGAGTTGTTACATGGGTCAGGATACAACCAAGGGTCAGGTAAGCGCATAGGGTTTGACAGGTATGGTTGTCCTTCAGGTCATGCGTCTTCCGTTGTCTATTCCACTGTATTTTTATATCTTGTTTTACAAAATCCCAAAATATTGGTGATATATTTGTTGATTTCTCTCGTGACTATGTATCAAAGAGTAAAATATAAGAATCATTCTATTCACCAAGTAATCATTGGCGCAGTTGTTGGTTTTTTTAGTGCGTTTGTTATTTATTTTTATACAAAACATATTTTGAAGGGTAAAATGTGTGAAAAACCAGATGACGACGCTCCTTTATAACAGTATGGGAACCCCGGTTCCCTGCTATTTTGGGAATAGTTGTTTCTGGACTCCATTGAATATAATTGTTCCAGAAACATTGTGTTGTTGATTTAACAAAGCAAGTAACTTATCTCCACAGTCGCCGTCTAAATTTACAATAAGAATTCCAGACCTTTGAAACCAGATTTTATAACCAGATTCTTCAAAATAACCAAAAGTTATTTCTATTTCACCATCAAAATCGCTTTTTTCTAACTGAGGAAATATTCCAGAAAGATACTTACCATTATGTTCAATGGCGCAAACACCATCACCATTTGTGTATTCATAAGTATCGTAATACATTGTCACGGTTGTTTCGAATTTCATTGTTGCTTTAGTTTCTTCCATGGTTAATAATTTGTTTTTATTTTAAAAACAAGTTATCAAATCAATTTTTTTGCGGTATGTTAAGTTCCCCCTTATGAAAATAATCTTGCGCGTTTTTTGGCAGTTTTATGTGATTTTCTAGACCATATTATTTTTGCGTGTCTTGTTCTGCCGCCACCGCGTTGTTCTTTAAGTTTGTTATAATTTGTTAAAATACTATTATTTAAAGGCGTTGTGGTAGTCGGTTTATTTTGGGCGATGTCGGAACATGTTGTTTCGTAGTTGGTTGAAGAAGGTGTTGATGGGTTAGGAACTAATGTACCCGCAAAACTTGTATCTGGAGTGATTTGAATACCTTGTACTGATGGAGGTGACGAGGTTACTGGTTTTGGTGGTTTGGATGGATTTGGTTGTGTAACAGGTAACTGTAGTGGATTTGCGTTTGGTTGTGTAACAGGTAACTGTAGTGGATTTGCGTTTGGTTGTGTAACATGTGGTTGTATTAAAGTTGGTTTGGATGGACTTGGTTGTGTAATAGGTGATGATTTCATATTCTTGCGTTGTAAAAACTGAAAATGTTTGTCACCATCATTCCATAAAAATATTTTCAATGAATTAGTAACACTTCCTTTTTTCGTCAAAGTTATTCGAAAATAATTTTTATTCATTTTATCACATTTAAAAACATAAACTTCTACGTTTTTATAATCGGCAAATGCATCAATAATTTGCCCTTCGGCCCATGTGTTATCAAAAGAATGAGTTAATAAAAAATTATTAAATTCGTCATCGGTAAAAAAATCTTTATATTTTTTTTCATTAGTTGTCATATATAAAATTAAGTCATGTCTCATACCATTGATATATGTGTCACTAACGATAGTGTTATTACTATTATCAAATGTAATTCCAGGTGTTGAACTTGGGTCACTTGAATACATTCCGTACAAAACAGATGAGTAATAACAGTTACCAGTAGAACCAGTTTCTATAATATTATAGTTTCGTTGAAGTGTAGTTCTGCAATCTTGTGTTAGAATGGAAACAAATGTATATTTATTATTATTTAAAGAAACTTGTATTAAATCTCCTGCTTGCAAAATATTTTTTAACTCTAATTGTTCTTCTGTAAAATCAATTTCTACTTCAGTTTTATCTACTAATAAACCAAACCATGTATCATTCTCCTTTTTTTTAAGTTTTATATTTATTTCTTTTGGTTTTACTGACATATAACTTGTTTGTTATATATTGACGATAAATATATAAAAAACATTAGACCCGGTGTAGCTATGTCCATATGTATCCCAAAAAATGGGACTTTAACGAAACGTAACCAGTTAAAATATCATTACGACTTTTCGTGTGAGACGCCAAGTTATCTAACCAACCCGGTTATCAGGAGGGGTCGCAGGGGTTGCTACGCATTCCTGGGTTCCCTGCCATTAGACCCGATAGTAAAACAAGAGTTGATATCCATGTTTAAACGACCATTTTACTAAATTCCCATCCACATTTTTACTACCTTGAAACGACCATTTCACAGACTTGTTTATTTTCTTCTTCCAAGAAAACGGTGAGAGACGGTGATAACTCATACCATCATACGCATATTCTCTACCCTCGGATGTAAGTAAAGAACAAAAATGGATTTGTTCGGTGTCACGAATCACACAAGAGTCCAACTTATATGTTGCCCCTTTTACCTGAAAAGACAATGGTTTATCTTTGATTTTACCCGACTGACCAGCAGTCTCATCGGGTCCATCATAAATCTCTAGGATAATCAAATGAGGTAGGTGTTCTACTGAAGCAACATAATTCATTGTATCCCTTCGCCAATCCAGGATGTTCTTTAAGTAGGCAATTTGTAAAGAGTTATTATTCAAATAATGGATGATATTCATGTAATAACCGACGGGGTTACTGGCCTCATCCGCATCCACAATATAATGATAGTGTTCTTGTGAAATGGTGGAGTAGATTTTCTTGATAATATGGTTTGTGTCCAACTTATACGCATAGTCACTTCCTGTCAAACAACATTCAACAGCGAAATTGAGTAGAGCGAAGGCGTCTCGAAGACCTACTGGTTCAATGGTTCTACCATTGGCTTGTTTACCTTCAATCATAAGACTCCTGAAAAAATGGAAAAACTTACGACCTTTATCACTTACGAAAAAGGTGACAAACATGGTATTGAACCAACAATTCCCTAATGCTTGAACAGGTGGAATAATTTTGGTCGGATGAATATGTTTATTCGCACTCAATTTCTTCAATAAAAATTCTTTTGCGAGTGCATTGTCATAAGGGACGCATTCCCCCTCTTTATTCGGGAGAGAAATTTTTAAAGGTTCCTTGAGTAAAAACGCCTTTCTATAGTTACAACTAGTGATATTTTCTCTCGGTAAAGTTTGGAGTGGGACTAAAAATTTATTGATAGTTGGTGCGTAAGATTGAAGATTGGTCAAGTCACGAATACCATGACCCTGACCTTGAGCGCGTAAAGAGGAATCAACAATGGAACTCAACTTATCTACATGTTGTGGTGTTTCATTTTTCAATAAAATGAAATTCCTATTCGTTGCCTTATGTGTTGTATTACTTTTTTTTTTATGATTTTTCTTTGTTTTATTAGATTTCATATAATAATCTAATATAAATTTATTAAATGGGTGCGGGAATCTTACCTACAACAATTCATGAAGGCAAGTTATGTTTTCTTTTTGGAAAAGAGAATAAATACGCGGATACACCTGGATGGAGTGACTTTGGTGGTGGAACGGATAATAAAGAAACATATCTTCAGACCGCTGTGAGAGAAGGAGGGGAAGAACTAACTGGTTTTTTGGGTTCCAATGAAGAATTAGCGAGAGTATTGAAACGAGGAACCTATAATATTCAAAATGATGGAAATTATAGAATGCATATATTCCCAATGGAGTATGACCCCAAGTTACCGTTATTTTATAACAATAACCAAAGATTTTTACAGAAAAGACTTGACCCAAAAGTGATTGAAAAAAGTAAAATATTCGAAAAGGCGGAGATAAGATGGATTTCAGTCGACGAGATGATGAATATGCGGTCATCGTTTCGTAGTTATTTTCAAAAAATAGTAGATAAGATTTATGGTCAACGAGAGAAGATACAGAAGTTTATTGAAAAACGACTTAAAGAACCAACGACTAAGACAACAGCTTTGGGTAAAAATTATACGCGTAAAAACAAGAGACGGATTTATTAGCGTTACGGGTTGTGTAACCAGCGCTACGTGGTCATGGGTTCCGGGTTCCTGCTAACCTGCCAAATTCATTATATTCGGTGTAGTTTTATTAATAATATCCATAATAGTCTCAGACTTCAATACTTTATCGCGTTTCAAAACAACAGCGCACTTTTCAATAACATGACGACTATTTTTTACAATAAACTCTGCGTAAGAGTGAGCGCTATTAATCAGTCCCAAAACTTCAGTATCTACAACTTCCTTATATTTTTCACTCAACTTGGGATAAATCACATTTTTTCCCATTCCATAATAAATAATCATTTTCTCTGCCAACTTCAACGCTTCTTCAAAATCATTGATTGCTCCAGTGGTAACACTGACACCATAAAACACCTCTTCCGCAATTCGTCCTGCCAATAATATCATCAAATGTTCGAATAAACCCTCTCTTGTATAAATCGTGGATGTCGAACCTTCAAATACGGTATACGCTGGACTGGATGGAGATGATAAATTTATAATGACTTTTGTCATTTTTGAATGATGTTTACATAAAAGACCCACAATAGCGTGTCCCATTTCATGGATAGCAATTTGGTCGATAATATCGGAGGTAAATTCATGGTCTGTGGGTTGCCAACCGGCCATCATTTTATTCAATATCATATCAATATCCGTGTTGGTCATTTGTAGACGTTCGTTACGTAATGCGTTCAACATGGCCTCATTCAATAAATTCTCAATTTGGGCGCCGGAAAGTCCAATCGTCAAGTCGACCATGTCTTTGATAATAATCGTATTATCATGGGGTTTACCTTGAATATGTATGTTTAATATAGCGTCTCTCGTTTTTGCGTCGGGTTGTCCAATATAAATTCGTTTATCAATACGTCCTGGTCTTATAAGTGCTGGGTCTAATAGGTCGGCGCGGTTAGTGGCGCCAATGACAAAAACACCACTATTGTTTTTGAATCCGTCGAGAGCAACTAAGAGTTCGTTCAAGGTATTATCGCGTTCTGTGGAAGATGACTCACCATCACCAGCGCGTTTACGACCAAGAGCGTCAATTTCGTCAATAAATATAATACATGGAATATTTTTCTTTGCGAGTTGAAATAACTCACGAACACGGGATGAACCAACACCTACGTATTTATCTTGGAATTCTGACCCACTTACAGGAATAAAACTAATCTTGGCTTCACCTGCGAGTCCCTTGGCCAGAAGAGTTTTCCCATTTCCAGGTGGGCCTTCCAAAATGAGACCCTTGGGAACCCGCACATTGAACTGGGAATATTTTTGGTAGTTGCATAAAATATCTAGACATTGTCTTAGTTCATACTTGACTTGGTCATAACCTCCAATGTCCGTGAAATTATGTAATGACTTTTTGAATACTTCGAAATTCTCGGATTTTCTATTCTTGCTTTTGAAATAGTCGTCATCATCGTCGTCATCATTCCTTTGTCTTGATATGGGATTCCCAAATAGTTGAGAAAGTCCTTCATTATTACGAATAATTATTTTTATTTTTTTTTCCTTTGGTTTACGTGTTTGTTCATTACCGAACATCTTACCAATTTGTTCCACAATCTCACCGAATTCTTCCTCGTCTTCTTCCTCCATTTGTCTTGTAATTTCATTATACTCCTCCGAGTCTAATGGGTCACTCAATATTTGACTATGTTGTATGGTTAGATTTTTACTGTTGAGTCTACGAACGGCGTCTTCGAAGTAATTTTTGGAAAAAGGGTAAAATTTTCTGAGTGGTTGGATTGGTTGATTTTCAGTGTCATTATTTAGGCGTTTTTCAACAGTTCCGGTTTGACCGAGTCTATCCATGTACTTATCATAATAACTACGCGAAATGGGGAATTTCTTGTCATTTTCATATAACATGGTGGAACGATGAATAAATTGGGTTCTATAAAAAAAACCCCAAACACTTGACTGAGCGCATAATAATAATAATAAATAATTGAAATAATTCATAATATGGTACATATCATTTTATAGTTTCATATTTTTATATTGTTTTTACAATATGAAATTACACAGCAATGTCCACCGGTATCCCAAAAAATGTGATTTTTAGAGAATCATAAGAATTTTTAAAATAAAGTTTAAAATATCATTACGGTTTTTCGAGTGAGACTTAAAAAATATATAATACTCGGTTAACAGGAGGGGTCGCAGGGGCAGCTACGCGGTCCTGGGTTCCCTGCTAAAATTACATAAATTGGGTAATAAATTCTGACGGTGTCATTATGGGGATTCCCAGTTTCCTCGCTTCGCCTGCTTTTCCAGTATCTTCATCTTTTGACTTGGCAACAACAATTGCTGTATTTTTACTGACCGAAGAACCCAACTTGGCACCGATACTTTTCAAAAATTCTGCTATCTTTGGGTCGCGAACACCCGTCATAACAATGGTTTTACCTGAAAGAGGATGATTCATATTGATATTGGTTGGTTGATTGTGTGTTTCTTCTAACTTATATTCTAGACCGGTCTCCTTCAAAAACACCAAAAAGGCGGGGATATTTTCAACAAAGAGTTGGGCGGTTTTTGTCGCCATTCCCTTTACACTCGCCACTTTTTTCACTTTGACTGACATGTCCTCATTTGAAGTCAAAATATCAGGGAACGCTTCCAATACGGGTTCTATTTTTTTATCACTAATTCCGCGTCCAA